ATCTCCTTCCCAATTCATTGAAAATAAGGTAGCGGGAGATGGGTGATTAGATTTTAAATAGACATTTAAGTTTGTATTTCTTTCGTATATAGGTATAGTATGTGTGTATCCATCTACAATGGATGCAGTACTAGAGCTATAACTATCCCATTCTATTGATTCATATGTTTTAGTATAATCAACCCTGCCCTTACGCCTTAATGTTATATCTATAACACCTACATCACCAAAGTCAAAGTTCATTCTATGAATAATTAACGAGCCTCGAGTTTCAGATCTAAGCTTTTCACCTTCAATTTTACTTAAGTAAATCTTGGGTAGTAAAACCTCAAATTCATACTCATAACCTACAACTAAACTTGTCTGCATTTCAAGTTTATGTGTACCTGCGCCTTGACTGGTTAAATTAATAGCAGTACCGGCAGTTGCATTACTTGAATTAGTTGCAAGTTTAATAGTATCGTCATCTACTTTAATGACATAGTAAACTGTATTATCTGTAAGACCTCCTACCGCAGATGAACCTTCTTGATAAGTTACTGCGTCTCCAGTGGAACGGTAGTGATCTGATATAGTGATAGTTTCATCAGTTGTATTTACAGCTGTAGTGGCAAATGATTTCTCATAATACTTCCAATTACCTGTTAACTCTACTGATTCATTAGGTGCTGTACCTGTTATCTTAGCAGCTGGTACATCATAACTACGACCTGCTTTATCACCATTTGTTGTAGTGTATGTTGTTAGAGTATTAGAACTATAATAACCTGCTCCTAAAGTGAATGTGGTTTTATCAGTTCCTGAGTTATAAGTAAGACTAGCATAAGGAATTGTTTTCTTAGTATCTAAATGTACCCTATTATCGTCTGGTGCTATACCTATTAACAAAGTATCGTCAGATATTTTTAAGTCAAATTTTTCTAGTGTGAATTTATTAGCTGATGATTGTAGTACAGCATAGTACACATCATCCATTACTGTATGGAAAGCTATTGGGTTACTTAAACTCCATCTAAACCATGCGGATTGAGCTCTCTTCCGTCCTTGTTGATACCACCTATATCCCCACACCTCATTTGTACCAGTGTGTAAAGTACTATCCACTGAAAATAAAAGCATGTCATTTTCGGTAGACTCTGTTACTGAAGTAATATTTTCAGGAAATCTTTTGGTAACAACCTTACTTAATTCTACAAGATCAGGCTCAGTACCTGCTTGTATGTTAACCATCTCGTAGAATCTAGAACGTTTTGCAGTACTATTTAAAAATCCTACAGTTGTCCCTAATGAAACTGGATTAGTATCAGGGTTAAATGCATATGAAGATAGATAACTAATTCTAGCGGTCTCAGGTGTTAGCAAAGCTTCTGCACCAGGACTTAGTAAGAACTGTTGGCTAGCACTAAATACTACTAAACCAGCGTTCGTTTCAACTGCATCAAATAATTTAGTGGGATAAGTTGAGCTTGACTGTAAATCTATTGGGTCAACATTAGATATAGTCATCGCAGTTTTCGCCCAGAAATTATAGAAGTCGTTCACTCTGGATAGAACCATATTCTCTCCACTAAGTAAAACTATTCTATTCCTAAAGAATTTTATCCTTTGTATAGGGTAACCTACGAACGAAGGTTTGGGGTTAGTTACATCATCACCTGCATCACGTTCACCCCAATCAGGGTAACCGAATCTAAAGGCACCATTAGCGTAAGAAGTAGCACCGCCACCATTAATTGAGAAGGTCCCAGGAAGTACCCTGGTGAGCTTCACAGGCATTGTATCTCCGTCAAAGGTAGTTTCTATGCCAGGAGCTACTACCTCTTCCCACACGCCCTCTCCGAAGCGGCATGGATGGATTGTACACGTTTCACCTGCACTGATTGTACCTGATGCGGTATCTGTTATGGTAAAAGTAGTCGAACTAGGTACACTTTGTATAGGATAATAACCATCTGTAGCTGCACCACTTGTAAAGTCTACTATAACATCACTTCCATTGTCTAAGCCATGAGCTGTTGGTGTTGTTATTGTAACAGTAGTACCTGATCTAGCATACGTACCAGTTTGTACGATATCATCTTCTATACCTTCACATTTAAATTTTAAATAATAGTCATCTTGATTATCACCGCTATTAACAATACGAACAGTATATCCATGACGATTAGTTGTGCCTAAGTCAGATATATTATTAGCTTCGCTAGTTATGATTTTCATTAACTGACCTTCCGGAGTGGTGATACCGAATGGAGTTTTTCTGTATAAATGAAGACCACCTCCAACAATCGTGGCTCTAATACCTGTACCAGTTATAGCATCTAATGTTGTTTTAAGGTCACTTAATATACCATCCATTGAGATCATCTCCTCATTATTAGAAGAGGTAGGCTCTGGCCTTACCATAGCAATGCTTGCTCTGGAGCTAATAACTACATGATTAGTAATTTTTACTGTAGTTTCTAATCCTTTTGTAGATCTAAATGTATGTGTGTTTCCTGTAGTCCACCCCTCTCCACCAAATTGAAGCCGGGCATATGGTTGGTAAGAGTCATTCCATTTATCATCATCTTGCTGTGTCGTCTCCTGTCCAACAGTAATAGGATTACACCTAGTATCCATCTCGTACCGTAGATTTGCCTTACCTGAGGCACTCTGGTTTGGAGGAGATGATGCGTGGACAGGAGTACCTGTGTTAGTAAAGGCGTTAGTACCTGAACCAGCAGGGGGGCAGACTTCTCTGCCTTGTCCCTCACACTTACCATCATCTGTATAGCCTGATATATTACTAGTACTTACATCTTCATCAGTACCTATACTAGTAGCTCTATGATAAGAATATGTCGTATTATCATCAGGATCAAATATATCTAAAGCATACTGTTTGCCATAATTTATTGAATCAATAGATATATAAGCTTCATTAACTACAGGTGGTGATTTATCAGATACTCCTGTTTTCAAAGCTACAGTCTTCTGTCTGTTACAGAAGAACGTAGTTTCATTAATTGTTAATGGTTGTATATCTGAAGATTTCTCATCTGACAAACCACTATTATCTAAGTAATCAACTTTACCTGATCCAGTAACATCTGCATAATCGACGGGTATAGGTACACCATCGCTACATCTCCAAATTTTAACTGTACCAGTGTTGGCAACTTGGCCAATATATTGTTCATCATTTGATGTATAAATATTAAACCATTTGGAATGGGACCCAGTGTCTACTGCAAAGGTTGTGGAATGAGCTGTTTGACTTGTGATATCCTGAACTAAATTACTGCCAGGTCTTTTTATTAAACCTTGAGTAACATCAGGTATACCATTCTTTAAATCTATTACTTGTCCAGGTTGTTTAAGTTCATCAGGTTGATCAGACATCCCTAAGACAAATGTATTTATCTTTTGTGTGACAGTTGTCATTAGCGTCTCAGTGCTTGATAAGGTTTAAATGGTTGATAAGCTGAATCATCTGGCCATCCCATAAAGGAATGATCCCCTTGATTACACTCATACTCTACACATGCAGCTCTTGCTTGCATCTCATACGCTGCTAACATTTTCTGTAATTGAGCATTAGCAATTAACTGAGCTGCTGCTCTAGTAGAAGCTCGGTATATAATATACCTTTGGAATGGTGTGGGCATATCTTCAAATGCCATAAGTCGTATAACATTAACATAGAAATAAGTGTCGTCTGGAAACTCAAATGTATGATTGGTTTTATCGTACAGTTTCCAAACACCACCTTCCTTTCTTCGTACAAAAACACGAGTACGATCCCACTCATCTGCGTTATCTATTTGAATTATATCTGAATCAATATGAAATTTATCACCTGTTTTATTTGTATATTTTACATGATTCTCTTTATTAAAGACCCATCCCTCATTCTGTACATCTTGATTAGTTTCTTTTAAAATATTATAAATAAAAGAAATCTCTGGGTTATCAAAATCTATTGCTGAGATAGGGGCTTGACCGATGCTACCAAGAATTGCATTCACAGCGGATAGTTCGGTATCGATGGTTACAGTCGTGGTAGTCATAGGTATAAATATTTGTGAATAAAAAAAAGGG